GATCAGATCCTTTTGTGAATAGAGGTGGTTATAGATGCCGCCATAGTTTAATCCCTTATGATCCTGCATGGGATGAAGAAGAAACACAACAACAAATCAAAAAAGAAGAAAGAAAAGTAGAAAGAAAAAGAAAACAAGAAAATATATTTGGTGACGTTTCTCAGGATGAAAAAGATATTTTACCAAATGTCTTTGGTAATGAGCAAACTAAGTTTGTAAAAGCAATATCCATAATACCACCATTAAAGAAACTAAATTATATTCCAGAAAATAAAACTGCTTATTATATGCCTTGGAATAACGCTGATGAGTTAAATGTAAAAAAGGTAGTCAATGACAATGACAAGACTACATTTGCTCATGAGTATGGTCATAGAATAGATGATCAAGTTGGTAAGATAATAACTGCAAGTGATGATTTAGTTGAAGAAATATCTAAGAATGTAAAAAGTCAGCAATTAATTGGTAGATTTGCAGCAGGTGTCAGTTATAAAAATCAAGCAAAGAATATTTCAATACTTGCATCTGAAAAAATATTAGAAGATAGAAAGATATTAACTAATAAACTAAAGGATAGAAAAAAAGAAGCTAATGATTGGTATTTTAGTACAATTACGAAATTATCTAATGATGTAGAAAAAAGATATAAACAATGTGGCAAGATATTAGATGATTTATTAGATGATGATTTTCCATTAACAAAAAATGAATTTTTGAAGATTATGGGTAAAACTCCAACTTCAAATATAACTGCAGATGATATTAAAACTGCCTATCAAATAAAATTAAAATTAATGCCATCTTCATTACATAGATATTTCCATGACTATATAGGATCATTAACAAGAAATAAGGTTGGTTATGGTCATAGTGACGGGTATTACAAAAAATGGAATACAGTTTATAGACAGGGTAATAATGCCGTCAAATTTGGTGAAAATTTAGAAACTTTTGCTAATTATTATGCTGCACATACAGGGAATTTCTATGAAAATGGTAAATCTGTGGCAGTTGAATATATTAAATTAATGAATTATTATGCACCTAATTTAACTAGAGAATATGATTACTATATGGATGTAATAAATAAACTATGAGCAAAAAAGAACAGTTATATGAGTTAGTAGAGGAATATCAAAATATATTTGATGAACAACCTATTGATTTGCATGATCTTGATGATGATAGCACATTCATAAATGAGATAATTTCTTTAGTTCAAAACTCAATAAAATCAAAAACTAAAATTACTGATGATATGTTGAAATCTTTGTTTGAAGAAACTCCTGAAAATTCCATATTGTAAATTAATTCATTATTCTATATTCCTTAAATAAATAACTAACAAAGGAGTTATAAAATGTCTGACGAGAATAAAACGGAACAGGTGGAACAGACAACAAACGAAACAGTAGAAGCTAAACAAGAGCAACCAGTAGAGCAACCCAAACCAAGTCAATTTGATATTGATAAGGTAGTCAAAGACAGACTTTACAGACAAGAGAAACAATTATTAGAATCTTTAGGTGTATCTGATCTAGATGAAGCTAAAGCAGCTATTGAAGAACGCAAAAAGATTGAAGAACAGAAGCAGCTAGAGCGTGGTAAGTTTGATGAGGTAATGAAAAAGAAAACCTTAGAATATAACGAGAAACTAACCAAGCTAGAGCAAGAACTTAAAAGTGAAAGAATTGATAAACAATTAATCAATGCTGCTTCTAAACATAGAGCGATTTCACCAGACCAAATCAAAGAGTTGATGAAAAACCAAGTACAACTAAATCAAGAAGGTAAAGTAGAAGTGCTTGATAATTCTGGAACTCCTAGATATAACAAAGATGGCGACTTGCTGACTGTTGATGAAGCAGTGCAAGAGTTTTTGACGCAGAACGCACACTTTCAAAGCGCAACTCCTCAGGGAAGTGGAAGTGTAAGTAATGTGGGAAAGTCACCTACGCAAAAGACTTTAAATGTTGCGGACTTAGACATGAGTAATCCTGAAGATCGTAAGATGTATGCGGATTATCGCAGACAGAGAGATTCAGTCACTCATATTAAACTAAACAAATAACTAAAGGAGTTATAACATGGCAAACGAAAGCACAAGTAGTACACTTAGTGAACTATATACCGAGATCGTTGCTGAAGCTGAGTTCGTGATCCAAGAGAAATCTATCATGAAGAACTTGGTGAAAAACTACACTATTGCAGGTGGTGGTAAATCCGTAGAAGTACCGATTTACTCAGCTATCGCAGCAGCAGCAGTAGCAGAAGCAACCGATCTTTCAAACACTGCAGTTAATCCGTCATCAGTGACAATTACTGCATCAGAAGTAGGCGTAATGACTACACTAACTGATCTAGCAAGAAATTCAGCACCTAGAAATGTTGCTGCAGATATTGGTAGATTATTTGGTGAAGGTATTGCAAAGAAAATGGATCAGGATTTGATTGCATTATTTGATGGTTTCTCAACCACACTTGGTGATGGAACTGGCGCTATTGCAGCATCTTCTGTTTTCAATGCAGCATCAACACTCAGAGCAGCAGGTTTACCAGTTGAGGAGTGTTTTGCAGTATTACACCCAAAGATTGCTTATGACTTAAAAGCAAACTTAACAAACACATTTGCAAATCCAAACGCAGGTGATTTACAGAACGAAGCATTAAGAAGCGGTTATGTAGGTCAGTTAGCAGGTATTAGCGTATTTGAAACTTCAAATATGTCTAACACTGGTACTGCAGGTGATTACAAAGGCGCAGTATTCCATAAGGATGCTTTAGCCCTAGCTATGATGCAGGACATCAAGATTGAAACTCAAAGAGATGCTTCTCTAAGAGCAGACGAGATTGTTGCTACTGCAGTTTACGGCGTAGGCGAATTGCATGATTCTTATGGTGTAGAATTGCACTTTGATTCATCAATCCAGTAGTATATGCTTGTGGGTGGGGTTAATCCCCACCTACTAGGAGATTATTTATGACTGAATTAGTAAAATTACAAAAAGGCGATAAGATTATCACCAGAACTAAGTTTGATTATGAAAAAAACTATATCCATTGGAAATTAAGAGGTTTTGAATTAGTAGAAGATCAACCTGCAGAAGAAAAACCTAAAAGAACTAGGAAGAAGAAAGAAGATTAATGGCAACCACAGAATTTTCAGTAGCATTGGCAGATGTGCAACAGTATCAACCTGATATAGCTGAATACGGCATTACAGACTTTGATACGCAATTACAACACGCTGAAGATGATGTGATCAGACAGATTAGAGAAGAATGGTGGGAGAGATACCGCCACACTGTACGCTATAAAGACATTACTAAGGTCACATCTTTAGAACTAGATAGTGGCAAACTCACCAACTCACAATGGACTAGAAGCGTAGTCTATAAGGCACTGGCAGATTATATCTTACCTATGCTTACCAAATGGAAAGATCCACAAGGTGGAGATGGTGCGGATACATTCCAAGTTAAAATGGATTATTACAGAAAGAAATATAATGAGGAGTTCCAAGCCGTATTGCGTGATGGGGTAGATTATGATGAGGATGATAGCGGAACTGTATCAGAGAGCGAAAAAGAGCCAATTCACCATTTACGATTAGTCAGATAATGGTCGCAACCATTACGGCTAAAGATAATTCTATAGCAGTCAAAAAAGAATTACTTAAAGTTTCCCAAAGAGTACCTAAAGCTATTAAAAAAGCACTGGCTAACGCTGCTGCATTTGAAATAGGTGCTATCAAGAAAAGAACTCAATCAAGAGGTGTAGATTATAGAGGAAATCCTTTTGCTCCCTATTCACCTAAATATAAAAGAGCCGCAGTTAAACAATCAGGAGTGGTTGATCTTACTGACACTGGTCAAATGTTTAGTTCCTTAACTAGCAAGATATCAGCTAGTAAAGGGGAATTATTCTTTAGGCAAGGATTCGCTAATAGAAAAGCATTTTTCCATGATGAAGCAGGAGCAGGTAAAAAAAAGGTTAAAAGAGAGTTCTTTAGTATTTCTAAAGATGAAGAAGTAAAGATTGAAAAGATATTCTTTTCTGTGCTAGAAAAGGAGTTGAAATTATGAGTTTACGAGAAGATATAGCAGCTAATATTATTACGACCTTAGATGCGGTCACATCCCCTATTGAATTAAAGAAGATTACCAGAGAGCCAATTAATCCTCAGGAAGATTTAGCTGATCCTCAGTTCCCTGCTATTTATGTCACTACTGGAGATGAAACTAGAGAGGATTTTGCATTAGGAGATTACGCAGCAGGTAAAAGATCAGGAACTATTGATTATGTTCTTGTGGGTTATGTCAAAGGCACAGATACCAACCTAGATACTAAACGCAATCAACTTATAGAAGTAATTGAGGAAACTCTAGACACTGACAGGACTAGAGGTGGTAATGCCAAAGAAACTAAAATAGTAGAGGTATCATCTGATGAAGGTACATTATATCCTTTAGGCGGAATAAGAATTGTGGTAAGGGTATTCTATGAATTTGTTAGAGGTACATCATAATGGCTAAACGAATTAAAATATATATGCCAAGTGGAAACGATACTGTTGAGATTTGGGATAATGATATAGACAAATTTCTGGCTAAAGGATATAAACTTGAGCAAGAAAAAAAATCTACTAGATCATCAAAGAAAAAAGATGTAGAAGTAGAAGAACAACAACAAACTAATGAAGGAGTAAGCGAATGGCAACCCATGTCGGAACAAGCGGAGTAGTCAAAGTAGGATCAGATACAGTGGCAGAAGTCACAGGTTTTACTATTGATGAAACTAATGACACAGTTGAAGATACAAGCCTTACAGATACATCTAAGACCTATAAAGCATTAAGAAGTGATGCTACAGGTACTATTGAGTGTCACTGGGATGAAACAGATAGTTCAGGTCAAGGTGCATTAACTGTAGGTGCAGAAGTGACTTTAAATCTATACCCAGAGGGTGCAGATGCTGCAGATACATACTACACAGGATCAGCTATTGTGACTGGCGTATCTCAAAACGTATCTTTAGACGGAGTTATTGCTAGAACAATAACAGTGCAATTCTCAGGCGGCGTAAGCACAACAACTGTATAATTTAGATGCCTAAAAAGGATTACCTTGAAGGTGCTATCTCTCACTTTAAACACCAAGAGATAAAAATTATAGAAGTTGAAGAATGGAACTTAATTGGCGAAGATGCCATTTATGTTAAGCCATTTACGCTGCTTGAAAAATCTGAAATCTTTAAAGGATCAAACGATAGTGATCTCACAGTATTAGTAGATGTTATTGTCAAAAAGGCAGAAACAAAAGATGGTGAGAAGATGTTTGATCTGGAGAGTAAGATCAAGATGAAGAAGTTTGTTGATCCTGACATCATAGGCAGGGTAGCAAGTCAGATCATGGGTACATTACCTGCTGCTGACACCTTAAAAAAAAAATAGAATCTGACAACAATCTCAGATTTCATTTCTTCTTAGCAGAAAAACTACACAAAACTATTGGCGAGATTATGCAAATGCCAGTAGAAGAATTTGATATGTGGGGTGCATACTACTCATTAAAATATGATGAAGAACAAAAGGCATTGAATAAAGCTAAGATGCAAGGTAAAAGAAGATAGATGACTAAACAGTTAAATATTGACATTATCGCAAAAGATAAGACGAAACAGGCACTAAGAGGAGTTCAAGGTCGTCTTAATCAAGTTAAAAGTTCCGTATTTAGTCTTAAAGGTGCATTAGTAGGTATTGGTGCAGGTGCGGTTATCAAATCATTTGTTGATGTAGGTAAAGAGGTAGAAAGCCTACAAGTTAGATTTAAGTTTTTATTTGGATCAATAGAAGAAGGTGCAATAGCCTTTGATAATCTTACAAAGTTTGCAGCTAGAGTTCCTTTTTCCTTAGATGAAATATCAAGAGCATCAGGAAACTTAGCAGTTGTTGCGGATGATGCTAACGACCTTAACAGAATATTAGAGATCACAGGTAATGTTGCTGCGGTCACAGGATTAGATTTTGAAACAACATCTAGCCAAATCCAAAGAGCCTTTTCAGGTGGTATTGGTGCTGCTGATCTATTTAGAGAAAGAGGTGTTAGAGCCTTATTAGGTTTCCAAGCAGGTGCTAAAGTCACTGCAGAAGAAACGATAGCAAGATTTGAAGAACTATTTGCAGGAGATGGTCAATTTGCAAACGCCACTAAAGACCTAGCCCAAACACTTGAAGGTACTATCTCAATGATTGGAGATAAGTATTTTAAATTTCAAAAAGATGTAGCATCAGGATTTTTTGATGAACTTAAAGGTGAGTTTGGTGATTTAAATACTTTCTTAGAAGAAAATGAACAACAGATTAAAGATATAGCAGAAGCTATTGGTAAGAATTTTGCAGGAGCAATTACAGGAACATCAAAAGCAATTAAAGATATAGCACCTGCAGTTAAAAATGTAGCAGATGCTTTGGGTGGTGCTATCTCAGGATTTCAATCATTACCAACATGGGTACAAACTTCTGGATTAATTGGAGCATTACTATTAGGTAAAAAAGGTGTAGTTGCAATTACAACTATCTCATTCTTACTAGATCAAATTCAAGAATTATTTAAACAATCAAAAAATCTAGCAAACTTACAAGCGAATATAATTAACATCCAAGAGGTAGAAGAAGCAGAATTTTTACTTAAAAGCCTTACTCAGCAGATGGGTGAACTTCAAAGTCAAATAACTGGTGGTAAATTATCAGATAATGATTTTGATCAAGTTATTAAACAACAAGAACATTTGCAAAAACTTATTGATGAAACAAAAGAAAGACTTGATTTATTAAAAGAAGCTGAAGCTATAGGTAATGTTTCTGTATCTACTGCTCATTTATCTCACAACTTTAAAGAATTAAAAGAGAATGTAGATAATGTATTCAAAGGTGGAGAGCAAGATGCCAGAGATTATTTAGCAAGGCAAAAAGGTATCAATGAAGCACAGGAGGAAATGAATAGGAGATTAGAGGAATTTAAAGAATTACAAGATAGGGTATCTAGTGGTATCAAAGCATTAAAAGAAGCCTATGATCCATATTTAGCACAATTAAAAGAAGAAAAAGAACAATTAAAATTAATCAATATAGCTA